TGACAGCGCCACCCCCGGCCGCCCCAACGCCCAGTTTGACCCCTTTGTCGGCAGCATCCTGCGCCAAATCGGCACCGCCCTTGAAATCCCCTTTGAAGTCCTGGTCATGCACTTCCAAAGCAGCTACAGCGCTGCCCGCGGTGCGCTGCTCATGGCCTGGAAACACTTCAAATCCCGCCGCGACTGGCTAGCCACCGTGTTTTGCCAGCCCGTGTACGAGCTCTGGCTGACCGACGAAATTGCCGCAGGGCGCATCGCCGCCCCCGGCTACCTGGCCAGCCCCCTCATGCGCACCGCCTGGCTCGGTGCCATCTGGACCGGCGACGGCCCTGGATCCATCGACCCCACCAAAGAAGTCACCGCCGCTGCCGCCCGCGTCACCCTGGGCATCAGCACCCTGCAGGCTGAGAGCATCTTGCACGACGGCATCGACTGGGACACCAAACACACCCAGCGCGTCAAAGAAATCAACGCCCAGCGCCGCGACGGCATCTACACCCCGCCCGCAGGCAGCCAAGCGCCCCAGCAGCCCGCGCAAAACGACCAACAAAACGACCAGACAGACGAAAAACAAGACAACAACCAGCAAGACGACCAAACAGACGACCCGCAAGACCCACCGCCCGGCAGCGCCGTCACCACAGCCGCCTGACTTGTCTCAAATTGCCCTGTTTTTTTACACACAACCCGCCAAAAATCCACCCACCATGAAACTGCTCGATCTCATTACCTCCCCCTGGGCCGTCCTGCCGGACCAACTGCGCGAGATTCAAAGCATCTACGCCACCCACCTCAAGGGCGAAAAGATCGACATAGCCGCCATCGAAGCCCGCCTGGGCCGCCCCCTGGCCAACGAACAACAAGCCTACAAACTCCAACCCGGCACCAGCGTCGCCGTGCTAACCCTTGAAGGCATCATGGCCCCCAAGGCCAACCTCATGATGCAAATCAGCGGTGGTGTCAGCACCCAGCTAGCCACCACCCAAATTGAAAGCGCCATAGCCGACCCCCGCGTAAGCGCCCTCGTGCTCGCCATCGACAGCCCTGGCGGCAGCGTCTTTGGCACGCCCGAGCTCGCCTCCGCCATCCTGGAGCTATCGGCCATCAAACCCATCGTAACCGTCTGCGATGCCACCCTGGCCAGCGCCGCCTACTGGGCCGGCAGCGCAGCATGTGCCATCTACATCACCGGCCCCACCGTCCAGGTAGGCTCCATCGGCGTGGTAGCCAGCCACAACTACGACCCCCGCGCCGCTGCCACCACCACCGAAATCACCGCTGGCAAATACAAACGCATCGCAGGCAGCAACGCCCCCTTAAGTGAAGACGGCCGCGCCTACATCCAGTCCCAAGTTGACCACCTCTACAGCGTCTTTGTCGACACCGTCGCCACCCACCGCAACACCACCCCTGCCGCCGTACTGCAGCACATGGCCGACGGGCGCATCTACATCGGCCAACAAGCCATCGACGCAGGCCTGGTAGACGGCATCGCCACCCTAGACCAAATCGTCACCCAGCTTGCCGCCGACCCCGCCAAATTCGCCACCCGCGCAATAGCCAAATTTGCGGCCACACCAGTCCACCCCAGTGCCAAGCCCGCCGGTGCGCAGGCCATTGCACAAACCACGCCAGAGCCGGTGCTGCTCACCACCCCTGAAACCGTAACTAAAGAAAGCCAATCCATGGACATAAAAACCCTGGCGCAGCAACACCCTGACGTGCTGGCCGCCATCCAAGCCGAGGCCACCGCCACCGGCGCCACCCAAGAGCGCACGCGCATTGCCGCCGTGCGCGCCCAGGCCCTGCCTGGCCACGAAGCCCTGATCGAAACCCTAGCCTTCGACGGCAAAACCACTGGCCCCGAGGCCGCCATGGCCATCCTCGCCGCCGAAAAACAGCAGCGCAGCGCACAGGCCGCAGCCCTGGCTGCAGACGCCCCCGCGCCGGTACAGCTTGCCCCGGCTGCCACCGTCGCAGCCGTCAACCCCGAAGCCGCCGCCGCAGACGCCGCCATGGCCACCTGGCTAGCCAGCCGCCGTAAAGCCGCTTAAACCACCCCCTTAACCCGAAGACAACCCGAGAGACAACCATCATGCCCAACTACGCATCGTTTGCCACTGCTGGCAGCATCACCCCCGACAAACTCCTGGCCGGCAACTCTGACCTGCTGGTGTCGCGCAAAGTCACCATCATCACCGGCCAAAACATCTTGCGCGGTGCAGTGCTTGGCAAAATCACCGCCAGCGGCAAATACAACCTAAGCCTGTCTGGCGCTGCAGACGGTAGCCAAACCCCTGACTTAGTTCTGGCTGAAGACTGCAACGCCAGCGCCGCCGACACCCCGGCCATGGCCTATGCCCGGGGCGACTTCGCCACCGCCGGCCTCACGCTCGGAGCCGCCCACACCGTAGCCAGCATCACCGAAGGTCTGCGTGCCAAGGGCATCACCCTTTTCAGCTCGGCCCTGTAACAAACAATCCCACCCAACACTGAAAGCACACCATCATGAGCGACCTGCTGTTCACCTCCCACTACCTGGCCAAAGTTGTCCAAGAGCTGCCCCAGCCCCAGCCGTTTTTTCTCAACAGCTTTTTCCCGCAAATCCAGATCGAAAACAAAGAAGAAATCTACTTTGACATCGACTCTGGCCGGCGCAACCTCGCCCCATTCGTCTCGCCGGTAGTGGCTGGCAAAGTCGTAGCCGACCTCGGCTACACCACCAAAGTGTTTACGCCGGCCTACATCAAAGACAAACGCGTCTTTGACCAAAGCAAAGCCTTCAAACGCGTCGCCGGCGAAGCCATTGGCGGCAGCTTGAGCCCCGACCAGCGCCTCATGCTGGCCATTGAATCCGCCACCAAAAACCAGCTCGACAGCCTGACCCGTCGCTTGGAGGCCATGGCCGTTGAAGCCCTGCGCACCGGCACGCTTACCATCAGTGGCGACCAATACCCCACCCAAAGCATCAATTTTGGCCGCGACGCAGCACTCACCGTCACCCTGGCTGGTGCTGCCGCATGGGGTGCAGCCGGCGTCAAACCGCTTGAGCTGCTTGAGACCTGGTCCATGCTGATCACCGAAAAGTCTGGCAGCACCGCCACCACCATCGTTATGGACACCGAAGCCTGGAAAAAATTTGCAGCCAGCGCCGAAGTCGTCAAACTGCTCGACCGCTTCCGCGGTGCCGACCAGCTCAACGCCAACGTCGTGGGCGAAGGTGGGCGCTACATGGGCACCACTGGCAGCTTTGACATCTGGGTCTATGCCGGTTGGTACGACCACCCCGACACCGGCGCACGCACCCCCTACCTGCCCGCCAACACCGTGCTGGTGCTGGGACCAGACATCGAAGGCACCCGCTGCTATGGTGCCATCAAAGACGAGGCCGCAGGCTTCCAGGCCATGCCCTACTACACCAAGAGCTGGCTCGAGAACGACCCCGCCGTGCGCTACCTGCTCATGCAAAGCGCCCCGCTCATCGTGCCTTACCGCGTCAACGCCTGCCTAGCCGCCACCGTCGCCTAAGCCGCGCCTGGCCTGCCATCATGACCGAAGACCTGAGCGTGTTTTTTGCCGATTTTGGCGTCAAAGCCATCATCGACGGACGCACCCAAACCGTGCTGTTTGACGACGCCTACACCGCCGCGCTTTACGCTGGTGTAGCCCTCGACGCAAGCCGCCCGGCAGTGCGCTGCATCAGCGCGCTCAACCCCGGCATCAAAGCAGGCCTGGACGCCACGGTAGGCGCAGTTGACTACATCATCCGCGCCGCCGAGCCAGACGGCCTGGGCCCCGCAGGCCTAACCCGCCTGGTGCTAGAGCAGCTCAACGCCACCGAGGCCGCCTGACCATGGCCAACTCGATCCGCGAGCAAATCCTGCAAGCCATCGGCACCACCCTGGCCGCAGTAGCCAGCGCCAATGGGGCCACCTTCATCCGCAGCCCCAGCGCGCCACTCACTATCGAGCAAACCCCTGCGCTGGTGCTGCTTCCTGAGGGCGACGCGGTGGTGGAATCCAGCTCTACCGAGCGCACCCAGCGCAAGCTCACCGTCAGCGTTGTAGCCGTGGTGCGCCAGGCCGGCACCAGTGGCCCGTCAGCAGACCTGGCAGCAGATGCCCTGCTGGTGCAAGCCCATAGCGCACTGTTTACCAGCCAGCCGCTGGCTGATTTAAGAGCACGCATCGAACCCGCAGACACCGACTGGGGATCTGAGTCACTCAACGTCAGCGCAAGCTGGCAGCCATCCAGGTACGTCATCACCTACCTGACAAAACGTATTGACATCGCCACCAAAGGCTAACCCCCAAAAACCACTGAAAGCCCATCATGACCGACACCGTTTATTACCCCTACCTCGGCTCCGGCAAAATCTACGCCCGCATTCAGGGCTCTGCCGCTGGCCTTATGGAGCTGGGCAACGCCAGCAAACTTGAGCTGGCCGTCAAAGAAGACAAGCAAAAGCTCAAAGACTACAGCAAGCCCGGTGGCGGCACCTATGCCAGCGTCAGCCGCATCTCTGAGGCCACGCTGCAGATGACCCTGAACGACCTCAACAAAACCAACGTGGCCCGCGCCGTGTTTGGTACCGAAGTTGCGGTCACCGGCGCCACCGTGGCGGACGAAGCCGTCACCGCCTACAAGGGTGCCATCATCCCGTTGCTGCACCCCAACCCCACCGCAGTCACCGTCAGCCACACCACGGGCACCCCGGCCTATGTGGCCAATACCGACTATGAGGTACGTGCCGGCGGCATCTACATCATCCCCACCGGCGTTATCACCGACGCGCAAGCCCTCAAGGTCGACTACACCTTTGCTGCCTATGACAAGGTCGAGGCCATGACCAGCTCGTCCATCCTGCTAGAGCTGCACTTTGAAGGCCTCAACGAAGCCAACAGCGGCAAACCGGTGATTGTGGACATCTACAAAGCCC